AAATAGTGCTGGAGCAACAATTATCGGTGGAGGTGGTGGTGGTGGGGGCGGCAAAGTGCGTATATTTTATTCCTCCACAAACGCAACTCTTTCAAACATTACCGCAAACGGTGGAACCGGAGGGGTTGGAGATAACGGTGGAGCTACAGGAGCAACTGGAACGGCAGGGATTATTGTTTTTGAATCCATAGCTTTACCATAAAACATGGCATACTTCCCTTCAAACGCTCTGATTCGTAGACGAAGTGGTGGTTCTGGTACCACGCTAAAAGCTGTACCTGTTTGCGACGGAGCGGACGGTGATGTAACTATTACAACTTCCGTTACATTAACTGCCATAGCAAACTACAACAACCTTACCATTACCAGCTCTGGGACCTTAACCGTTGGAGCTGGTTTTTATTCAGTATACGCTAAAGAAACCATTAACATTAATAGCGGTGGAGTATTAAGGGCTCTATCAACAGATGGCCTTGCTGGCGGCACTGGAACTACAACTACAGGGAATGTAGGGGCTTCAGAGGCAATGAATCAATGGATTGCATTATCTGGAGGAGCCGGGGGTGCAGGAAGTAGCGGCGCTGGTGGCGCTGGTGGCGCTAACACAGCAACGGGGCCAGAGTTAGTCGGATTGTTTCAAATTCTCACAAAGCAGTCTTTATATCGTCCAACCGCTACGACAATTTCCATGGCCGATTTTCCTTCCGCTCCGAGTGGCGGTGGTGGGGGTGGGAATGGAGCATCTACCGGGGCTACTGGCGGAAGAGGTGCTGGATTTATCTTGCTTGCTTGTAACGAACTTATCAACGACGGAAGTATTCAGGCAAATGGCGGAAACGGATCGAACGCGGGCGGATCTGGACGCGGCGGTGGTGGTGGTGGAAGCGGCGGAATAGTTCTTGTCTACAGCCAAAAGGAAATGAGCGGATCAGGGGCCGTATCTGTAACGGGCGGAACGGGCGGAACAGGTGGCGGTAGCGGTGGTTTGGCGGGAAGCTCGGGAGGCGATGGAGTTTTCTACGAAATAAAAGATTTTTTTGGACTTGGAATTGATGGGGATATAACAATTTCATCGTCAACTTCTCTTACAAGAGACATGCACTACAATTCGCTAACAATCGACACTGGTGCTAGTTTAGATACGAATAACTGCAAGATTCGGTGTAAAGATTTTTTTACAATTAATGACGGAATGGTAGAAAATAACGGGAATAACGCTTCGGGGACTGTCGGTGGAGCAGAAGAATTTGGCTCCATGATTAAAAATGGCGGTGGTGGTGGTGGCGCTAGGGTAAACGGACGACAACGAAAGCTAACTTACGGATCTGGTGCTGGTGGAACTGGAGGAGATTTCACGGCAGGAAACGGCTATGGCGGATATGGTGGGGTAGGAAACCAAGATAATGTCGGCTCTTATTATGCCCTGGCTGGTCTGGCAGGTAGAATAAATGCAACTGGCGGGAATTTTACCCTTACAGATAGCGCGTCTTACGCGGGAATGGCTGGGGGTGGCGGCGGCGGATCTGGCTCTGGCGCAAGCTATGGAGCTGGCGGCGGTGGTGGTGGAATTGTTTATATTGCGGCAAAGACAATAAACCTCAACGGTGGGTCCGTTACAGCTACGGGCGGAAATGGAGCGAATGCTTCTGGTGGTTCAAGTGGCGGCGGCGGTGGCGGTGGTGGCGGCATAATCTTCTTCATATACGAAACAAAAAACGGATCATCTACCACAACTACTGTAACTGGGGGAACGGCCGGTACGAGTAACGGTGTGGGGGCTCCAGTGGCAGGAACTAGCGGTACAGTATTCAACTTTGAAATCTAGAGCGAGAAATGGAAATCAAGCAAAGTACATCGTTTCAAACCATCGTCTTTTTTCAAGACTCGACTACTGGTGCTGGATACACCGGACTGAATGGATCTGACGTAACCGTTTATTTGTCAAAACACGGAGATACTTCAAACACCGTCACTATTAGCCCAACCCCTCCGGGGTGGGCCGAGATTAGTTCAACAAACTCTCCTGGCCTTTACAAGTTTACTTTATCGACTACAGACACAAACACTCTTGGCTATTTGTGCCTGTCAGCAAAGACAGCGACCGCTGGCGTAGACCCATATATTGCGGTCTTTGAAATTGTAGCAAATCTCGAAGCAGATACCTACGCCAGAATCGGTGCTCCAGTTGGTGCCTCAATTTCGGCAGATATCGCAAACGTAGACGATCTAACCGCAGACGCAGTTTGGGATGAACTAACCTCCGGCCACTCTACTGTTGGAAGTTTTGGCAAACTACTTACGGACAACGTAAACGCAACCATCTCCTCCAGATCATCTCATTCCGCCGCAGACGCAGCAGACGCAGTTTGGGATGAAGCTACTTCAGGACACACTACTGCGGGAACGTTTGGCAAGTTGATCTCAGACTTTGAAGCCGATATGTGGGGAACGGCTCACGCTTCCTTCACTACGCCAGGCACGTTTGGGTACCTACTCCACACATACCTAGACGCAGCAGTTTCAAGTGCAGGCGGTGGCGTTACTTTTGAGTATACCGCTGGTGGAGAAACCGTCCAACCGTATCCGTATTCTGTTCAAGGTCTCTCCAGAATTCTAACCAGAGTTGTTTATAGCGAAGCGGTCCAGATGGACTCAAACCCTTCTTTTACTTCAAGCGCGTTGAACCCAGCCAATTATGCCCTAGTCGGAGCTGGCAGTCCAACTGTTGTCGGGGTGTCCCAAGTTAACTCATCCACGGTTGATCTTTCAACCACTACGCAAACTGTGGGTGCCTCTTACACGCTTACAATTTCTAACGTCAAAGACCTAAACGGTAACGTGATTGTATAATGTCTATCTCAATTTTTTCAACACCCTCCGAAGCAACTCCGGCCAACATTGAACCGTTGCCAGGGCAACCTGCGTCTGTTGCAAATGGAGCGGTAAACGAAGATCCAGAAAAGCTGATTAGAAAGTTTCTTAATCCGGTTCTAAAGGGGCCGAATTGGGACATTCTAATTGCCGCTATGTCTTCCGGGGACGCTTACAACCGAGATTTGGCCAGAAAGGTTCTCAATCAGCTATTTATCTCAACAGCTACCGGAAAGTATCTTGATCAGCGTGGAGTTGATTACGGAGTTAGGCGCCCTGAAGACATCGGAATGGACGATGAACTTTACCGTAAGTATATTCTTACGTCTGTTCACGAGAAGCTGACGCTAAATTCCATTCTCAAGAATCTAGAAATCTTCTACACAACTGACAATACCAGAGCCGCTATTTCTTCTGGAGAAGGTCCGTACGTAATTGAAGACGAAGATAACTTACTCGTAGTTCTAGACAAAACAAATACAGTTGAGGTTGTGTTTCTAGAAACCGACTTCATTGATCCAGCCGTTGCATCGGCTTTTGAAATCGCCAACTCTATCAATGCAGCTTTTTCAAAAGCAAGAGTAACCGCTTTCGCCCTGGCGTTTACTAATGCTGAAACCGGACTAGACTACGTAAAGATTTACAGCGGGGCTTTGGGATTGCAGGGCTCTGTTCAAATCTTGGGTGGCAAGGCACAGAATGTATTGTTGTTCCCCACTCCAATTACTCTTACTTATGCGGGAACCACAATCACTATTTCTCAGGGTTCTGACGCAACGGTAGCTAGGTATAAATTTACTGGCACAAATCCCGGCTTTTACAAGATCAAAGAAGGCGACTACGTTAGTTGTTTCGGGCCTGGCTTTACTGGCGGCAACGTTGGCTCGTTCGTTGTCTTAGAGAGCGGGATCGACAGCGGATCTTTATACTTCGATGTAGACAATTCAAACTGGGAAGCAGCTACAGTTGTCTTGACCTCACTCTCTGACTTTACTGCCTTTACCCCGGAACGCTACACGGTCTATAACGCAAATGCTCCAGCTATTGCGGCTGTTCCTAGTCCTGAAAATTCCTTACGAATTGATATTCCGGCTACCTCTGAGTTAGTTTCCCGGACAGAGACTACCGCTGGGTATTTAGACGAGGGAAATACGGAGCTTGATTTAAGTCAAGTTGGATTTTTTGCGTCCAGAGACGGCTACGCCGGAACAGCAGATTTTGATAATGAAATTACTGTTGGCGGAATGACGCACAACCTTTCTACAGATGGGGGCTTTGCACACGTAGATGGAATCAGAATTCTAGAAGTAGACTCGTCCGGGTTTGGTGCTGGGTTTGAAACCTCCTCTGAGATGACTGACTTTGCATTCCATAGCCATTCCGCTGTTACATTAGATGACTATAGAGTTCTGGTTGCTGGCGGTAATGACGACGTTACCGAACGTATCGAGTCGTATCTTCTAGACCTAGAGACTGGATACGTAAACGGACCGGACATGAACCAGGAACGCACTTTGTTTTCTATGGTCAAGCTACTTGACGGAAGAGTTCTTGCCATTGGTGGATACTACGCAGGAAACGCTATAGCAGATTGTGAGATTTACGATCCAGACACAGACACTTGGACGATTACGGGATCTCTAAATAACGCCAGATGGGGGCACAAGGCTCTGCTATTACCTTCAGGTGAAGTTATCGCTTTCGGAGGCAACGCGGCAGGTGAGGCTCTGGAAAGATACGATCCAACTACCGGAGAATGGGAAGAACTTGTTTCTACATTGACAGCAAGACGTTATCATTCGTTTGATTTCTTGGACCAAAACAGGATTTTGGTTGCAGGTGGTCAGACCATTGGTGGGTCTCAAATAACTTCAGACGATTTGATAAACATTTTGTTTTTGGATGAACCTACAGTTCCGTTTACTACAATTACTTCTGGATTAAACGTAAATAAACATGCTACATCATTTGTGGATGTTCTTGGAAGTTCTGGTCGTTTATACGCTTTTGGCGGAAGCACGGCAAATACAAAATACTTCGATCCATTTACATTAACTTGGACCGCTGGCCCAACAATGCAGGTAGCGCGAACGTCTTTTACTGCAACCAAGATGGACAGTAGTAGGGTGTTACTGGTTGGTGGTTCAGCTACAACTCCATTTGCTGAAGTATTCGATCCGTTCACTAACGAAATTACAACTCCAATCAACGACTACTCAGATGCCATTCTTTCACTAACGGACCCGTTCAGTAAGCATACCGCCACACTATCGTATTCAGAACAAGGTTACGGATACAAAGTACCGTACGTGGTAATTATTAACGGAACTGACAACTTAGGAACTTTCGGTGTAATTATCAACACGCTTTACCAAGAGCACATAGAATTATCTTCGGGTAGGGTGAACGGTTATTTGAAATATTCATACGTTGATTCCACAACCTTCGCTTTGCATACAGACAGTGTTAGGCCCGACCAATCAGACTCATTTGATTTAACTGAAGCCACCGTTACGCCTATTCTTGCAGAGATCAGCGAAACCGGAATGTTCCTACTAGATCCACAAAACGGATTGGCAATCACCGCAAACGAAACCTTCATCACGCAAAACCTAAACAAGAATCAATCATACTCAAGTATTGATATCGACGACTCCACGGTTTTCCCAGATGAACCAGGATACGTCGTATTCAACTTCGGAAACGATAAGCAGTTTGGTCCAGTTAGATACATCAATTCAATCGGAGATAAGCTACTTCTAGAAAAACAATTCATTATTCCGTTTTCGTCAAATGCTGCTGATGAAATTACGGTAACTCTACTTACTCAAAAAGAGCTGTTCAATCCGACCAACGCACAGGAACTTGGCGCAGTTTATGCTACAAACGGAACATCTCCTCTAAACGCAGCTATAACTACGATTGAGAACACCGTAGCTGCTGGAATTACTACTGATAAGCGAATCCGATACCCTTCCGACCTTGGTCTAGGCGGCGCAGGTAGTCCAACAGAACAATCGCAAAAACTGTCTGACAAAGTAGCTGTATATGGCGGAAACAATGTAGACGACGAGCTAAACAAAGCAAGGAATTCCTAATGGCTCAAAGACATGCTCTTACAGCAGCAGACCTAAAGATGTACATCAACAACAAGCCTTTTGGCATTGCTACATCTTTTGAAGTCAGGATGAGTTCCGGTAGAACCCCCATCTACGGGATCGACTCTGGTGAACCACAAGAGTTAGCCGAAAGCCAGTATAAAGTTACTGGCCGGATAAATTTCGTCAAGGTCAAATTGGACGGTGGCATTGAGCGCAGGGGTTTGGTTGCGCTACCTCACAATTACAAACTGGAAAAGTATATTACTATAAACCTCCTTGACCGTCAATTTGATTCCTCTGTATTTTTTGCAGATAAAGCCCAGGTAATTTCTCACGGTTTCAGCGTAGACAGGGGCATTGTGAGAGGATACCTGGAGTTTGAAGCAATCGGCTATGTAGCCGATAACATTGAATAGCCTGCCCTAATCTTATAGGGTAGGTGTAGTAAAATCCCCCAGAAAGGTGAGCAAATGTCCGTTCTACGTCAATTCAACTATCTTGGCCAGCAACGCTTGGATCTCAGCCATCTGCGTAGCATCGAGTCAAGCATTGTGGCGGACTTTGATCTTTTAGCGGGACAGGTCCTTTCTGGCGCTAAATCATATGTGGTAAAAGGACTGACCATCAGCCCTTCGTTTATTGGCAGCTCAGCCAATTTAGTAGAGCTAGATGTTAGAGATGCCCTGATTCTGCACTACCTTGCCGCCGAGAATGGAACGATCTATTCGTTCCCTCGTACAGACGAGGTGACTAACCTGGATGTACTAGATCCTTCAGTAAACAGCAAAGTAATTGGATCGTTCATTGCTTCAGAAAAGCACTATATTGGAATCGATTTGTTCAGGAAGACAGATCCATTAACAAACGATGTTGTCAAGTTTTTAGACGCAGACACTAAGCTGGAATTCAGCAAGATTGTTCCAACTGCTCGGGTTTTAGATTACACAATCTATGTATCCCTGGAACCATTCGTTGTTTCTAGCAATATTCTACCTATTGCTATCATCAGTACAAATGCCAGCAATCAGGTGACAGTTCTGCAAGACGCTCGCCCAATGTTTTTTAGCCTAACGAACGGGCGAGATACTCCAAATAAAAACTACAAATTCCCTTGGTCTGCCGGGCGTGATGCCCAGGTTGTATTGAATACGGGAGCTACTCAAGATTCTGCGTTTTTAATCGGAGATAAGAACCTAAATTCACTAAAAGACTGGGTAGATGCGGTAAATACTAGACTTTGGGAAGTAGGTGGTGGTCAATCCTGGTATTCAGCCACGTCAGATAGAGATGTAAAGGTAGCTTTTGGCCCGGATACTTTAGGGGATGGGTACAACGTTACGTTTGTTGCTGGTCCTGCGACCAAAGTGACTTATACTGGGCAAACCGTTAATTTACAGGTCGGAGAAACAGTAGATTTTGGTGGCGGTGCAACCAACCGCACGATTTATGCAATCGTGGACAACGGTGCAACTGGAACCATCTACATTAGCGGAAATGCGACTGGCGTATCTGGATCAATTACCGGCGACACTACAGGAGGCGACGGTACTGTTGGTGTCGCGACTTTTAGCGTTTCAGATATTTTAATCTGGAAAGATATCTCGATCCTTTTTGCAAATAGCGCGGCGACCTTCAACGAAGTAAATGATGCCACCGATGGCGTTACGTTCTTGGACGGCCAATGCCTATATGTTGATATCAACCGCGAAACAGACTTGACTGCTCCCGCTGGACTAAACGCCGCAATTGCCGATCTGGATTCACTAGGCTCGCCTACTATCCCCGGCTCTCGTTTTGTTCTGGCTTGGCGACACGGAGATAATGTCTACTTAAGAGATCAGCCATTTGAAGCTGGCCGGAGCTACAACGTAGCTACCGTCAGCGCATTTGGGGATGTTCGTTTATATGAAAATGACAATGAAGCGTTCAACTCCGCAACGCCGGAGGCTCTATCTTCGTTTAATTTCGACTCCAACCATGGCGTTCCTAAACTCAACTCAGTTGGAACGCGCCTTCTTGGAACTACGGTCGTTGGTACAGATGGAAATTGGTTTGTTGGAACCAACGATCGTTTAGTTGCTCGAAATGCTCCCAGCGCAGGCCAAGCTTCTGTTTTAGTAGATGGGTCAAATCCAGCAAGCACAGCGATCAGTAGCGCGGCGTTGAGAGTGAATGTCACAACTCTTGATGACGGAGATCATTTCCTCGGCATTACAAGTAACGCTTCAAGTATTCTTTCTGTTTATAAAAACACCGCAACTGGAACCAATGCAGATTTTCGATTTTTTGGTAGCGGTAGATTCGTAGCAAACACTGTTGTTGGAAGTACAACTACAGATTCTATTTTACAACTCTACTCTTCGAACGCTTTATCTAGCGGAGAGTATTATTTTAATATCACAGACGGAAACGGCCTATCGGCCGATCTCTCTCTTCTGTCTCTTAAAAGAACAACTGCGCGTGAATTCCTGTTAGGGAATTCTACCGACTTTAGTATTTACTCTGGAGACGAAACCGGAAGTGTTTTTAGTGTCGATGGTGCAACAGGGGATACAATCATAGAAGGTGCCCTTGATCTAAACGGACCGCTTGATGTGCTTGGCTCGACGATACATCGCGCCGATGTAATTCTATACAATGCCGTTGATTTACATTTATACGAAGATGCTGGGACTCTTATCTCCGCTTCTCTCACTAGCGGTACAACAACAGGCGGAAAGCTAGAACTTTACGATGGAGCCAACGCCCTTCGCTGTATTATCCGAGGACAGCATTCCGCTGGTCAGAATATTGCCTTATTCCAAGGAGATCCTGGCGGAACAACTGCCGCTGACTCAATTGTCTATATCAATTCTACAGCGGCAGTAGGTGCTAACGAATGTTTTTTGTCAATTGCCGATAACGGAACAGAGGTGTTCTCGGTCAACAATAATGATGTAGTACTCAGAAACGGCTACGACCTGGCTATGTACTCCACTGGCGCCGCTCTAAACGTGTCTATAGATGGAGACACTGGAGACACCAAACTATTTAACGGTGGAGATCTTTTTATTTACTCTGACGCCTCTCCAGGTGCCCTACCAAAATTTAGCGTAGCGGGGGTAAACGGGGACACTAAGTTATACAGCGGAGCACTTCTAAAGATTTACTCAGATGTAGGCGCTACAGAGCAATTCACTGTAGATGGAAACAACGGAAATACTTTCGTAAATGGCACTCTAGAGGTAGACGGTGCAACCAATTTGGATAGCACGCTTGATGTGGCTGGAGATACCACCCTATCAGGGAGTACCAGCAACAATGACATTATTTGGACAAACCGTCGAGATAAGTCTATTTTTAAGCTAGCTGTTCCTTATAAAACCGCCGGAACTGTAGGTCAGGAATTGAATTACCACAAGATCAACCTTTTCGACGGCGCATCTCAAGCCTACTATGAACTTCCGGAACTACCTGTTGGAGCAAAGTTGCTTCAAATTTATGTTTTCGGTAAATTCGACGGAGATCCAACAACAGCCGATTTGGACTTCAACGTTTACGCTCTTACTGGAACTACTTTTTCAACGGCAGCGGGAAATATTAATCCTACTGCAGCAAACCAGCGTTTCGACCAAGCTACCATCACTGGCGCAAATTTTTTGGCCGGCTCCGATCCTGGATCTGTTACATATTCGGTAAACGGCGGATCTGGGTTTGATATTGAAACACCGGATCTTTCTGGAACAAACCGAACAGCATATGTAGTTCATTTAAAAACAAATACTATTGGGGCAAATATTTACGCAAATATCTATGCTGTTGGAGTAACTTACACTTACAACTCCGTGGACAACTGCTAAAATGACCCTAACTAAAGCAGACCTTTGCCTAATAATGCCTAATCTAGCCAAGAATCAACAAAGGCTAGATATCCACTATATCTATTTAGTCGAAGCGTTAGAGGAAGCAGAGATCAATACTCCGGCCAGGATTGCCGCCTTCCTGGCTCAAGTAGCCCATGAGTCTTACGAGTTCAAGTACATGTCAGAGGTTTGGGGTCCAACTGACGCTCAAAAGCGTTACGAGCCACCTAATCCACTAGCTAAGAAGCTAGGTAATACTCAGCCAGGAGATGGCTTCAGGTATCGTGGAGCAGGCCCCATCCAATTGACCGGCAGGGCGAACTATAGGGCTTGTGGTAAGGATTTGGGGCTGGACCTAGAGGGAAACCCGGATCAAGCCCATACGCCCGCTGTAGGGCACCGTATTGCGGCCTGGTACTGGCGAACCAGGAACCTGAACGCCCTGGCTGATGCAAAACAGTTTGACGCCATTACAAAGAAGGTGAACGGTGGATTCAACGGGAAGTCTCACAGAGACCAGTACTACGCTAAGGCTTGCGAGGTTTTGAACGTGACTTAGACTTCAAGAGCAACTTCTCGTTCTTAATCGCATCGGAAATAACCATCAATAGAGCTTTCAGGCAAACCTCGCTGTCCAGCGGATCGCGGTCAACTTCTTTGCCGTTCTTATACGTCACTAAGCTGATAGTTCCGTCTAGCTCGATCGACATAGACTCTTTGTTTTTAGTCAAGACTTGCTCAGGGTTAGGGGGTTAGAATTCTCCATGCCATTGCAGCCACTCCTGGTATTTGTCCGTTCCCAGTGGCTCTAATGCGGTCCATCCGATAGGCCACCCCATCATCCATTCGCGGATCCATAATTGGATTCCACCATTGACGTTTTTGATTTTTTGAGTTAACCTCCGATGACTCGGATGCTTCTGCATTGACGGACAAAACTCGTTGCCCACTGTAGTTGGAGTTGGAAGCAACGATCCAGATCCTACGCCTATAGTGCGGAGCCCCAATGTCTGCCCCCCCCCAATCGCTCCATATCGTATTCCATTGTACCGAATTTCGTAAATAATACTACGACCAACAAATCCTTTAGGCTGAGAGTAGTGTACTGCCATATCTGCTCGCAAAAGAGGGTCCGACTTTGGCACTACAATTAGCTCGAGCATTTAAATCTCTTTACGGTACTGGTTCTTGGGATCCCACGCTTTATACTCCGTAGGATCATTGAACATATTTGAGCTTTTGTTATAACTGTACACCACTAGGCAAGACGGGAACGGCGCCGAGTTTTCTGCATTTCCGAACTTCAGCCGGCCCTTCAGAAATCGTACTTCGGCGGCTTTATCAAATACCCAGTCATGAAACCAAGACGTATCTGTCCTGGCCGGAACTAGACAGACTACCATTGCTCCGTTTAGACTCGACTCGTACGCCTTTTGCATCCAAAGGCCGATCCCACGTCCATACGGTGGATTCAACCAGATGGTTTCGTTTGAGCAATCCTTCTCATTCCAGATAACCCAACTCTTATTTAGAGCGTCGTCTGATTCTACAAAGAATTTGGAACACTTGGCGTTTTCTACAGAAGCCGCTGCATCCAAACCAAACCCAAATTCTCGGTCTAGAATTTCAAACAGCCATTGGGGAGTGGCCCAATCGCCTTTTGCTGAACTATAAAGAGCGTCGTTCACGGTTTCACCCGACAAGCAGATTGGATAATTTCCTTCAACGACTCTAACATAGTCTGCTTGTAGCTGTAAAGTTCATATAGTTGACCACCACTAACCCTGGTGATATCAATGAAGTCTGTTGTATGAATTGGATTCACGAACATATACACCATGACTTCGTTGGACGCAGCCATTCCAGATAATTCCGCAGGTCCGACTTTCAAAAACCCCTGTCCCTCTTCGTCGGTAAACCCCACAAAAACCTTGATGGAGTTTTCACGCCAAGATAAACGTAGACGGTTATTTGGCACATCTGTAACAAAATATAGGGCATCGTAACTCGGCTCCACTGAACCATCCCCATACGTACCGTGGACTAGAAGTGCATTATAAAAATCCTCTGCGTTTGTAAAATCAGCAATAACTGTAACCTTGAAGTCCGCTCCAATAGCGGGCATTCCAATCAAAGCAAATCGGTATTCATCTCCACCGTACAAAGACGCGAATTGGCTTGCTGCGTCAACGATATCTTCAATTAATCCAGCCATCGAGCCGGAGTAGTCGATAGCGAACACAAAATCGTAGACCTGGTTGTCTTGTAGGGCTTCGTTTACCACTCCATTACAATCATTGTCGATCTGGTCGCAAATCTCTTTTTGCGGAGTCACTTCATTGATACAGGAGATAACCCCGTCTACACAGCCAGAAATACCATAATGGCATGGGAGATTTAGCAGGGTCTCTTGTGGACCAGTATAGCAAGGAGGTGTGATTTTTAAGTTGTCTACGATCCCGTCGCAGTCGTTGTCTGCTCCGTCGCAAACTTCATCGTACGGGATATGGGCGTCACAGTACCACTTTCCTTCAACGCAAATCTCCCATCCTTCTCCGCACTCAGACCTGCACGATCGACCAAGATATTCGTCTACCTCGCCATTACAGTTATTGTCGGCTCCATCACAAGACTCTTCTTTGGGCCAAACCTGGTCCTTGCATCCTGTAACTTGGTTGTCGTCGTCGCAAACGTATACGCCTGACTTGCAAGCACCGACCAAAACGTCTTGAGGTAGCTCGAAGCAAGGTTTCCCGCAAAGAATGTCTGGTGCTGCGACCAACTTATCTTCGCAGTTGCAGCTAGCCAGAAGTACAGCTAAAACCAACTTTTTCATACTATCCGTGCTTTCGCCTACGCTTATTGTACTTCTTGATAGCTTCTGATGCAGAAAACTCGCTAACCTGATCAAACATCGTTTCGCCGTTTAGATGGTCTACCTCGTGCTGGATAATACGAGCGGTAATTCCATTGAACACGGTTGTATGCTGTTGTCCGTCAATGTCGTCGTACTGAACGGTAATTTCAGTGGAACGGTGAACAGGAACCGTTACGTAGGGAATGGACAGGCATCCCTCGTTCCGGTAGTCGGTATCTTCAGAGGAGTCGGTGATTGTCGGATTGGCCATGCAAATCGTATCGCCACCCCAACTTACCACGAGAGCCCTGCTGGGAACCCCGATTTGAATGGCCGAGATCCCCACCCCGTTACACTCTTCCATTACAGAAATCATGCGTTGAAAAAGGTTTTGAAGTTCGTCTCCAAAGACGATACATGGAGATGAGACTGACTCCAGTAGTTCGTCTGGATACAGAACTAAATCGTCAGGAAACTTCTTGTGGGCCATTTTAGAACGTCCTGTAGATTGTGGTGTAGTGGGAAATCTCGGTGTTCAATTCACGCATCTGTTTCTTGATTTTCTTGGATTCCGCAATCAGCTTGTTCTTCGCTGTTCCAGTTTCTTCGTTTGACTTTGCTAAAGTCTTTTCTAGCCCTGACTGCAACTTACTAAACGCTTTTTCTAGCTCTGCAATTTTTTCTTTGACTTCCTTCTTCCATCCAAGGGTGTGTAGAACAACGTAACATTGTTGTGGCATGTCGGTCAAGTCCACAATACGGATCTTCTGAAGCGAGTCTTTGACCGCATCTACTCGATCAACCTCAATGTCGAGCCACTTCTTGATACAGTCTAAAGACTCCGGGTTTTCAAGGAACTTCATTATTTTCACTGGTGGACCTTTCTCCACTTACAGCTATGACAAACCAAGAAGGTTTTGGGGCCAATGGGCATCTTTTCAACTCTTCCGTCGCAACCAGCTTCACAAACATAAGCCACTACCTTTGACACCGCTTCCTTTACTTGAGCTGGTTCGACTCGAGTTTCCTCGTGAACCGTAGTAAGACCGTCAACTGCGGCGTTCAGTTTTTCCAGTTCTTTTCTGGCTTGTGCAAGCTGCTTCCTAAGTCGGTTATTCTCTGATTTTAACTCCTGAATGAGCTTCGTTTTAGGATCTTTCTCTGGAGCGTGCTGAGTCTTTCTACTACCCTTCCGTTTAGTCATAGGTAACATTTTCGGTTTGTAGAACCCACCTTTCTCCGTCATGAGAAAGTGTTAGTTTGTCAAATTTACTGCTTCGACAGTTAGCTATAGACGGATTATCGCAGATCATTCTTAGCAATTCAATCATCAGGACATCTGCAATATTTGAGTCCCGCTCGCAATCCTCGGTCGTAAAGACCAGGATATTCTTGGAACCACCTTCGCCGATAGGCAGACTTTTTGAAACCCTTTTAATCATCGTCGGTTGAAATCCACGGCGAATCTTCGTCTTCCTCTTCAGCCCCTTCTTCCTCCAAACGGTCAATGAAGTATTCCGCAATTTCGTCCGCTACATCTGGACGAATCTTGTAATCGGAAAGTACATCGAGTAGAACGGCGCGGATAGCTGTATAGTTCATGATCTCCTCTTTTTAGAATTCAAATCCAACGGAAATTCCAGCAGACAGGTTACTTTGTCCCCAAACACCTACACTAAACGGTCCAACAATCCTTCTCTCTACATTTGCTCCAACAACCCATGGTTGTAGATAGCCCTTTGATAACTCTATTCCATCTACCTGTACTCCGCCTAAAACAGAAACCTTCCAGTCAGGTCGGTCTGTTGACACTAGGCGTTCCACAATCTTTTCCTTCTCGATAATCTTCTCTACTTCAACGACCTTGATTTCGGTCTTTACTTCCTTCTCATCAATCTTTGTATCTTCCTTTAGGTGTTCTGTTTCCACGACGGTAACGGTGCCGTCCGGCTTTGTAGTTGTGGTCTTTGTCTTGACTACATCTAGTTTGATATCGGTCTTCGCTTCCTTGATGTATTCTTTGACCACCACTTCGACAATCTTTTCCTTCTCAACAATCTTCTCCACTTCCTTGATCTGAACTTCAACCGGCGTTGTGTATCGGCCGGCAAAGAACGCCAGGATTAACGCGATTAGTCCAGCAAGTATAACATATCGCTTTTTCATTTCACACCATAACTTTGCTTTAGAGAGTCAGGAAGTTCGCAAGTGATGCCTTGAGACTGGGCCAGAATTTCGTCAATCTTGTCCTCCAAGGAGGATGTTCCGTTGTAATGGACGCACCCTAGCTCCTCGGAATGGGTTGTAAATCGCTCGAAGGCAGATCGGCACACTACGGCAGTTCCTACCTCCTGGCCACGGGTCTTATCTACGTAGAAGGTCAAGCGGTTCCGTTTCTTGGCGGCGGCGGTACGGTTTAGCGTAATGATATTGTGCGCCACCATGGCCGGCCCGAACGCCTCGGAAGTATCCTCTTTGGTTAGCAGTCGATCCTCTTTACCGTTATTTACCTTGGAGCCTTCTCGGTTTGTCTGGATAATCGTAAGCGCGTGAAACTTGTGTTTAGACGCTAACTGAACATATGTGTCATACACTTTGTGCTGAACCTCTCTTAAAGAGGAGTCCTTAGCATTTCGGCAAGACAATTTAGCTGGGTAGTCTGAAACAAGCAAGTCGTAGCCGTGATCGCTTTCCTTCTCCCTCTCAAGTTTCTTTTGTGCTTGCAATTGCTCAATTACATCAGCAACGTCTTCTACTGGCTTGGCTACATCATTATAATGGACATGGGTCAGAAACCTTTTTAGAAATTGCTTAGCCACGTTGATTCGTCCGAGTAGTTTAGGGTCTTTGCCAAAGACCACGGCGTTTCTAAACTCGTGGTAGGTGACTTGGAGCATCGAGCAGACGATCTTCCAAACTAGATTTTCAGCCGTATCCTCGTGCGTCATAAAAAGGACGTGCTTTCCAAGACGAATATTGTGACACGCCATGGTAATCGCCGTAGTCGTCTTTCCTGCACCTGTGGCGGCAATCAGTAGGGTCATCTCGCCGCGCTTTAGACCGCCCCCTTCTGCACCTGCCAGCAAAGCGGTGTCTAGGGCGCGTAGACCTGTGGTTAGGGCATCCTTCCGTAACTCTTCTTCCTTGATAAAGAAGTTCTCGATATTGTCCCAGTTTGTAATGGGAATCGAGGTATTGCGGACTTCTCCGATATCTTTGTTGATGTTGACAAAGAGTTCCCTACAGCGATCGAATTCAGCCGCGTTGTAGAGTTTCTCGGCCTTCTGTAGTCCTTGCTTGAGCGTTACAGCAATTAGCCAATCGTTTACACGACCCTTGATATACTCAAAAGAGTAATTGGCCGTAGATAGCGTGTACATGCCAATGGCATTTTTGAGACGCTCTTGCTCGGCCTTATTCTCCCGAAGCATGTACTTCGAGCTAATAATTTCTTCATGTCGGGGAGGTTGAGTAAACTCCTTATGGAGCTTTAGCATCATGTCGTAAATCAAACCCGCTGGCCGTTCCTCGTTAAACCAGTCTGGTTTAATAATACTCTTGCAATGCAAAAAGAAATTGGGATCACGGAGCATGTAGCCCATGATCGCCTTTTGCATATTCTTGTCGAACGGAAAAACTAACTCGGAAGTTTCTTCGATCATTAAGCGCCCTCTTCAAAGGACACTCTAGCATAGGGTAGGAAGGCTATTCAAGTTCCTTCATGGCATCTTGCATCTTGCTCTGAAGTTCGTCTAACTTAGCCTTCTCTTCCTCGCTCATGGCGGGTTTCTGTGGAGCCTGTTGCCCGTCTTGACCTTGAGAAGTACCTTGCTGGGCTTGGGCCTGCTGTTGTTCTACCATCTCCTTTTGTTCCTTCGCTTGCTTTTCAGCTTGCTGGAGATTATACCAAGTAAACCAGTGCTGATCTCTACGGTAATTCAATCCAGGATCCTTGGAAGCGTCCTTTACCTCGAAGAAATACTCTAGGATTTGCCCAACCGTAAAATACTTATCTAAGATTTGCTGGTATTGCTGGTTGAACGGGAAGTAGCCTCCCATGCTCTTGGGTAGAGGGGTCTTCTCTACCCTTTCCAGCACCTCAGAGTAGCTGAGGTGGATTGGCATCTCTGCCATAATCCGGTTATTTTCCTGCTCCTGATTTACCTTCTCAAGACCTACCAGTTCCAACGTACAGAATTCGGCCAACTCAGGATCAATAAGTGGTAGAATCTTTGCGTTTAGAAAGTCCTGAATCTTTAGTAGTAGCGGGCGGATGCCTACGTCGCGAGCGGCTGTCAGCTTGAATTCGTTGGACGTTTCTGAAAGCGTCTGTGAATTAGTAGCCCTAGAAAGATGGCTATAGCCTGGCAGTTCGTCTGGGCTCATCTGGAACGACGATAGGATCACTCGAGAGTTTTGGTCTGAAAGGTACTGAAACTCAATATCTCGACTTGAATTGTCGATCGGCTCCCAACGAATATCGTCTTCTTTCTGAATCGAAAAGACCGGCATCTTCCATGCGTTCTGGACACTATTGATGGACGCTTGAAATTGCTGCTTGATGGCCTTTACATCCCCTGGGCTAACGTCATCTGAACGAATAACGAGCATTCCTTTTGACGCCCGCCCGCTCTGGAAGTATAGTTTATTGTGGCTGGTGATATTAATGTGGGTAGTGACTTCTGCCATCACTGTATCTAGTGGCGTTAGTGGGTATCCGTCGAAATTGATATCGGTAACAGGGTAGCAATTCTCTACCAGCATTTCTTCTGGAGTAAAAACTTGACGCGGGGTTCCCTCAATGACTTGTACCCAAGAGTATTCGTCGTTAGTGTACCGTTCTGGAATGATCTTTTCGTTTCCAAGCTGCTTTAAGGCATGATATGCCTGCTTACGAACGGCCTCGTGGGCGGTACTGTATTTAACCGAACGGTAAATGGTTCCGGCATCGGCAGGACGAAAGCTATGAAAGGTCTTTTCGCCGGTTACTTGATTAACCTGATGAATTACCTCAACGGCAAAGCGCCCGACAACTACAGCGTCTCGGGTGATCTCGTACAGAAATCGGCTAAACGGAGTTTGCTTCTCGTCTGACCAGCTAGTTGTACTTCCGCAAGACAGTATGCTTTGACATGTCTTCCGAATCTTCTTGTATAGATCCGCTTTTTGATCGGAATCTAGCTTGTTTAGAATAGCGTTGTGGGGCTTGATTACATACCCAGGACTGAACCGATCTGGAACCGGCCTGCCAAACGCAGACATTTGGTTTGATCGGGCGTGGACAATGGCCGCTACCAAAGAGTCTTGAATTGAAATCCGCTTTAGAAGGTCGTCAGGCAGACCTCTTTGCTTGGGGACGTAAACTGAATCAAACTGATAGTGACGATTGGGGTTAGCTGTGAAGGCTAATCGCTCGACATTTGCTCCAGAATTCAGAATGTTGACCAAAGACTTACTAAGGTCCATCCCGGTAGTTTCTAGAGAATAGACTTCGCCCTCTGTTTCCTCGGGTGCTAAAAAGATGCGAAACTCTTTGTCAAACTTTGGTCGCTTTAGCATTTTCTTATTCCGCCGAAATAACGTGGAGGACCATTGAGTCTGTAACAGACTTGTTGACTACAGTCAGGGTGTAGCAACTACCATACTTCTCTAGCCATCCCATATTATCTCTACTTGCGGAGACAATCGGGGAAACCTTTACGTTATTGGTGGTATCGCCATTTAGACGGACAACAGCTTCCTGGTCCACGTCAATTCTTAGGTACTTCTTTCCGGCCGTGTAAAACACTAGGCCGGTTGATGTAGGTAGGATCCCGGACTCTAGAGGGAGCGCCGCTGTCGAGGAAAACTCAACCCAATCGTGGCTTACGGCAGAAATCTCGAAAGTCTTTTGGCTAACTGAGCTGAACCCAGACACGATCTCTAGCTTGTCTGTTACTTGCACTCCAGCGGAGCTAAACGCCTGAAGCTGCGTATTTGCTGTTAGGGTTACGACTTCAGCTACACCCGAAAACGATGTGCCGGCTAAACGCTTTAGAGTGAGAACTTTGTTGGCCACCATAGAAACAGGTCCAACTGCTAGTACTGTCCAGAACCCCGAGTTGGTCTCTGAAAATACGTTTGCGGAATCGCCAGTCGAGGTATTGGGAACCCAAACTACATCTCCCACCGAAACAGCGGCAAAGGTCCCGGCCGAAATTGACGACAAGGCAAACTGAACCGTGGCATTATTATTTACCGTTACTGTAACGACTTCAGTGTTCAGGGTTAGGGCGCGGTTGGTTCTAAAACCAGGGGCGGTTCCTGCTGTTGCCGTCATACGGTAAGTGCTGGCTTTTGCAGAATTCAGTGTAAGAGCGAAAGTAGTCGTCCCGTCAATCGTGGTGCTCCTGGTACCATTGAATACCGTCAGCGATGCCCCTGGGGCGAGGGTGTACTCGCTAGAAAGCGGATTCTTTACCGACAAGTTGATAAGGTGTCGGGTCCAATCCACGTGTCGTAGTCGTGGGTTGTTCGTAGCTGAAACGTCGGCGTAAGCTACGACATTAGAGTGAATATCTAGGATAGAATTGGCCATTTAGGGCACCCTGATGAGGGGAGTGATCTTCAGGGTAAAGATTGCCTTGCTAGGAGAAGTCATACCCTACCTTCTTTTTGGTCGGCGTCCGATTTACATCTACAGTATTCGTGCCTTGATCTAGTAAGTCTGACAAAATATCGTTCATCCAAGACTTCGGACTTTCTTTCTCCGACTCCTTCCACTTTGACGTATTTGTTCTGCCAATTTTACTAAACTTTGTAAGGTTTTGGCATAGATAGCGCAGCGAGTCAACGAGATCTGAATCCTTATCTTTTGGTTTGTCGGTCGTATTCCCGTGTACGTCCATTTGAAATTGATATCGCTGACACTGGAAGAACAGTTTTTCGATGCCAGGATCTCCGTCCAAAAAGAAAATCTCCGGTAACTTATTGGCCCCAGGAGATAGCCGAAGTCTAATAGCCTCGACCCCTTCAGCAATATCCTTCTTGAAGTGACGCATATCAAAACCGTGTCTCTTGAAGGTCTTGATGGATCCGGGATATGCCGTATCAGGATAAACCACAGGGGACCACGGAAGGATTTTTTCCTTACATGCTTCTAACTGCTGATCTAGTTCCAATCCAGATTCGCAAACGGCCTCTACCATAAACAGGTTACTTCCATGGAGAATCCCCATAGATACAGCAAAGTCGTGGTTGAATCCCCAATCTAGTCCAGAAAAGAACGGCAGACCTAGCTGTGCGCACATTTTCATGAAGTCTGCTTTTGTGTAGTCGTCTCCCGGCCTGTCTCCCGTGATCATCTCCGCCATATCCTGGGCAGTCTTCATATGTAGCGAGCGAGACAGCCGAGGGAAAACAAGACCGGATGAGCCAGGCTTCCAGCAAAGTAGCTGAGCCTTGGCCATTTCTGCAGATGAATCACGAAATCGAGTGATAGTGTAATTAATGTCTTTTAGGAACTTGGTTTTAGTAGATTTTTGTTTAGTGGCCAGGCGCCCTTTGCAGGTTGGAGCCAATGGGCAGGTCGCGCAGCCGGCAAACATTTCATGTTCTTGGTATTTGTTCTTTTCGTTCTCAGATAGCTCATTATACTCCTTGAACGAAACCGCCTTTAACTCGTCGTCGTTGACGTAAACATTCTGTTTGGGCTGGTCCGGTAAGTGTCTTTCTGGAGGACATGCGTCAGTAACGTCGATGATATTCCATCGTCGAATTTTCAACTTGGTTCTGTGAGCGTTGTCGATTTCTTCTTGAACCAGACCTGTTGAAAACTTACGAGTTGAGATCAACATCGTTAGTGGGAGTTCTCCGTTCTCCCCCATGTTTGGGATGTACCTGGATTCCTCAACAGGCTTCTTGTCTGCCAAATCCAATTCATCCAAAACAAGTAAATTAGCGTGTAATCCGTTCGCGCCTTCCATCGTACACACAACAATCGTAATGGAGTTGATCTTTGGGGAGTAAAAATCTCGTTCATTTTCGTCCAGTTTTTCGTATTGCCGTGGGGAAATGACTTCGCCTGTCGCTTGATGAAAATATTTTTCAATAGATAAACTGCGTTTATTTTGGGTCTTGATAAACTCACGCAGAATTGGCCGACGAAGGTACCCTTCTACGTAGTTACGGCAATAAGTGGCCTGATCAACCGTCGCGGCCATGTGCCCCACGTCTCGGTTAAAGTGTAGGAGATAGAGAACTTCTACAATGGAAGCTAGTGTGGTTTTGTAGCTGTCTCGGCTAGCGACAACAAGTAGTTTCGTGAAGTCCGGGTCTCGCCCAGTTTTCGCGTTCTCATAAACCTCCCATAAAGCGTCTAGGGGGTTTGACGAACTTTCTGGATCTACGGTACAGTCCGGCAATGTTACATCCAAAAACATCTTGATCCAGTTACGAAGATGCTCCTTGGTCTCGCACTTTACGAACAGGATTTTACGCTTTACCTCATCTATGTTCACTTCTTGTCTCCACCCAAAAGAATCTTCAGGATTTCATTCGCTTGCTCTGAATTGGATGTAGATAATTGAAGACTCTCAATTTGAGTACTAGCCTTCATTGGAAGTTCTTTTCGAGACTCAATGTTGATGAAGGTTTCGGTCTTTTTGTCTTGACCAGAGAGCTTCATCAGGTTTTCAATAGCGATCTGATAGTTTTTTGCAGAGGACAGGAACTTGACCGTTTCACCTAAATCTTCGGTATTATCGGACTGGAGATAGTTCTTGATTCTACCTCCATGTAGTTTGTGGGCGGCTGTTAAGATATCGGCGTTGAAGTCAATTGCTTCAACTTGAGATTGCATTACGCGCTGCTTTACGTTTGAAAATAGATCGTTTACGAAATCGTTTTTTCGCTCATCCCACTTGTAAAAGATTCGGGCATGAACTAGAGCACCTAGATCCAGTTTGTTGATGGACGCAATTTTATACAGCGGGGTTCCGTTCAGGAACAGCTCGAACGCTTTGGCACAGATACCAACCTCGAGCGGTTCATCTGCTGACTGAACCCAATCCTCGTAAGCGGTTTTTTCAGTCTTGCTTAGAGTGTCAAATAGTTTTTCATCGATTTCTAAAAGTCTATCCATTTCTTGGCGTCTCGTATAATACTTTCTTGTTTTCTATTACTCGTAAAGTGTAGGTATCTCCTAGCAACCAGCGAATGCCTAGTTGCAGATTTGCGTATCTTGATCGAGCATTTTCTCTGCGAAAGAAATCCACAAACCTTCCCCATCGACTTCTCTGTACGGTGTACTCGATCCGCTTATCGTATAGATCCATGCCAAGTGTATATTTGCGAATATTAGGCACAGCTATTAGGATCCACATACGTAGATTTTGAATCTGCGCCTCGTGTATAACCCCTGTTTTGTCAGTCAGGTCTTTTAGCTGGTACATCTGAGTGGCAATTCCCATCACAAACGCACCCTTTCTTTGATTAATTCATTTAGCTTAGTTTTATCGCTGCCATATACAGGGCGGTAACTATCCACGAACTTCTGAAAAGCTGTAGAAACCCCTTCGCTTTCCTTTACATGGATTTTGTTTCCGTTTTCCAAGAAAGTTCTTACCCTGTACCCAATAGCTTTCAATTCCTTGCGGCGTTTTTCGATGTACCCAGCGTCCCCGGTCACGTCCACCGTTACCTTTCCTGTGTACGTCTCAAGGCACGGGTAGGCTATCGAATCGGTCGTGTGCCAAATGCGAGTACAGGCATCAGCGGTAGGTACAGGTTCTTTACTTACAAGGTTTCCGTTCTCAATTTCAAGTAACCAAAGCCGTTTATCTTGGTTGGCGTCTGATAGGGTCCGCCACCTGGGGGAACCCGGATACCAGACCTTGCCGAATCTGTGTCCGCCGTGGATATGTCCAGAAACAATCGTACTTTGTGGTACTTTTTCTGAATCAAAGCCGTCTTTTGCGTAAAACCCATTTTCGTAAGTCGCTCCCAGAAAAGTCTGGTGGCACATTACGATATGCGGGGAGGTTTCCTTATTCCTATTGCAGATACCTAGGAACTCGTCTTCGTCATGGCAATAGGGGGTGTACAAAACCCCATCAATTACCATCGGCTTATCTACCAACAATACCAAGTCTTTGTATGGAAGCAACGATGTGGCTTGATTCGTTGCATCGTTTGCCTTGTCGTGATTACCAACAAGTGCAATTACTTTGAATCCGTCTTCCTTCTTTAGTTGGAGGAAGGAGTCGTGCCAAAACTTCATCACGTCAATATGTACGATAGAGTGGTTGTGAAAAAGGTCTCCTGTAAAGAACACCGTATCTACAGAATTCTTGTTGGCGGTTTCACGCACAAATTCCATGAGCGAGCGACAATCGTCTAGCTCGCCTTGATGCGCGTGGTAATCGCCGACTAAAAGAACCTTAGCCATTCTCCACCAAAACCACGACAGTTACGGGACACATTATGAATTTCTGTTCGGAAACAGTATAGACTTTACGAGACCACTCGCTATTACAATACTCACCAGACACGTATACAAAAGAACCCGCTTGAATTTCTTTGCCATTTCCATAAATTACCTTCAGCCGAGTCAACTCAGACTTTTGGATTACCGAAAGTAATCCTCCCTTTACGGTAGTTTGGATGGTAGACGTTGGAAATGGCTCTACCGCAACGGCATTATTTAACGCAATGACCTTCTCTTTCGTCGAGTGAACCATTACCCCATACGATGGGTCCAAAGGGGTGTTCTGAAAATACCGAGGATAACGTTCAATTTCAAATGGGTAATCGACGGTGCAATTGCTCACATCGAGCGGAGGATTGGAGTTTGGATCTAGCTTATTCATAATAGATTCCTTTTAGTGCTAAAAATTTCTGTTCAAAAACGCTCAAATTTGTTACAGTTTTATGAAGCTGGGCTCTAGATGAGTTGTTCTCGATAATGACATCGGGCCGTTGATCTTCTGGGGCTGCGTACACGAATGGATCTTCATCGTTAAAAGTTTTAGCCGATACGAACGATGTGGGTTTTGGGGCAAACATAGAAACATGGGTTGACGCAAGGATTAGATTTTTGATTTCGGCTGGATTTGTAATGGCAGCCTTCTCTGTAGAATTGACGCTTTCGGCTATTGTAACATAGTCCTCTTTATCAACC